GTAAATATCTTAGGTCATTAGGGATACCTTTAAACACAGATTCTACTTTAAGGGGGCAAGTAACTTTTTTAACTGAAAGAATATCTGAAATATCAAAAGAAAAAATTATTACTGATAGAACTGTAATAGATGTTATGGCTTTTTCTTCAAAATCAAAATCTATGAATGATATAGAAAAAAAATCATTTGAAGATTTAGCCAGTAAATTTATAGAAAATTATGATTATATAATTTATATTAATCCTGAGGGAACTATTATAGAGGATAATGGGGTTAGAGAAACTAATAAACTTTATAGAGCTACAATAGATAGAACGATTCAAATTCTTATTGAAAAATATAAAGATAAGATTAAAAATTTTTCAACTATAAAGGGTTCAACTGAAGATAGAATAGAACAAATATTATCTATATTAAGACCTATCCCATTTCCTCCTGATATGTATATAAGACCATTATGATTAAATTTAATACAAAGCATTTAAAAGATATAATATATATTGTAGCTATTGGGATATTATTATGGATGGTTTTAAAACCCAAAGAACAAGTTGATTTAGGAGATACTTTTAAAGCTCAAATAAAAACACTACAAGATTCAATAGCTAAATTAGAAATTAAAAATAAACGATTAGATTCTTTACGTTTTCTATATTCTGATTCTATTAAAGTTGCTTATAAAGAATTAGAAAAATCTCAAAAAAAGAGAATAGAAAATAAAGTAAAATATGAAAAAGAGATTAAAAACATTAGTAATTTTACTAATTCTGACGTTTCCAAGTTTTTCACAGACCGTTACGGAAAGTGATTCTTTAATTTGTTTACCTTCAAGTATTTTAAGAGGGGCAATAGCAGATATAAAGAAATCAGATTTTTTAGAAAAAGAAGTTGAATTGTTAAGTAATGATACTTTAAATTTAAAAGATATTATTGTTTATAAAGATAGCCAACTTGTAGTTTTAGATCAACAAAAAAATAACTTAAATCTTGAAATAAAATCCTATAAAGGGGTTGATGCTTTAAGATTAGAAACAATAAAAATCTTAAAAAAAGAGGTAAATAAACAAAAATTCCTAAAGAAAGTCACAGGAATTGGAGGTATAATTTTAGTAATTTTAGTCATTTTGTTTGTATGAGTTCACCTAACATAAAAACCATAATTAAACAGGAGTATATTAAATGTGCACAAGATCCTGTTTATTTTATGAAAAAATATTGTTGGATCCAACACCCAACTCGTGGTAGAATTCAATTCAATCTTTACCCTTTTCAAGAAAAAGTTCTAAACCAACTCAATAAAAACGAAAGAAACATTATTCTAAAATCCCGTCAATTGGGTATATCTACTCTTGCAGCGGGTATGTCTTTACATTTAATGTTATTTCAAAAAGATAAAAATGTACTTGTAATAGCTACAAAACAAGAAACAGCTAAAAACCTAGTAACCAAAGTAAGATTTATGTATGATAACCTACCAAGTTGGTTAAAAATTACTACTGTTGAAAATAATAAATTATCAATAAGATTAATAAATGGTTCTCAAATAAAAGCAGTTTCTGCTGCTAGTGATGCAGGCAGATCTGAATCGATTTCTCTTTTGATTATAGATGAAGGAGCATTTATTGAAGAGAATAGAATAGAAGACATTTGGGGCTCAGCACAACAAACATTAGCAACCGGGGGTAAAGCAATTATTCTTTCTACACCTAATGGTACAGGAAATTGGTTTCATAGAATGTGGTCTAAAGCTGAAGCGGATAAAAATGGATTTATTCCTTTAAGACTACCTTGGAGTGTCCACCCAGAAAGAGATCAAAAATGGAGAGATAGACAAGACGGAGAATTGGGTGATAGATTAGCAGCACAAGAATGTGATTGCGATTTTACAACATCGGGTAATACTGTATATGAACCTGAATTAATGAATTATCTTGAAAAAACTTATATCACCGACCCTTTAGAACGAAGAGGAGTCAGTCAAGATTTATGGATTTGGGAATATCCTGATTATACTCGGAGTTATATGGTTATTGCAGATGTTGCTAGGGGAGATGGAAATGATTATTCCTCTTTTCATATAATTGATGTAGATTCAAGTAAACAAATTGGTGCTTTTAAATCACAGATTCCCACTAAAGATTATGGATATATGTTAGTATCTATTGCTACTGAATATAATAACGCATTGTTGGTGATTGAAAACGCAAATATAGGTTGGGCAACAATACAAGTAGCAATTGATAAAGGATATGAAAACTTATATTATTCTCCTAAAGATGATAAAGCACAAGATTCATCAACTTATTTAGCTAAAGGATATGATATATTGGATAAAAGTAAAATGGTTCCTGGTTTTACTATGTCAAGTAGAACTCGTCCTTTAGTTGTAGCAAAATTAGATGCTTATATGAAAGACAAATCAATCATAATACAGGATAAAAGAACATTAGACGAATTAAGAACATTTATTTGGTTAAACGGAAAACCCCAAGCACAATTAGGTTATAACGATGATTTAGTAATGTCTTTGGCAACAGGGTGTTACATCAGGGATACCGCACTTAAATTTGCACAACAGGGGTTAGATTTAACTAGAGCAACACTAAATAATATTGCAAAAGTATCATATGATCAACCTGTTTACAACAAATACAATCCCAGTAAACGAGATATGGGGTGGAGTATGAAAGTAGGTGGAAAAGAAGAAGATTTAACTTGGCTTTTGTAATATTTATCACAAATATAGATTATGGCAGATACTGGTTTATTTACACGATTAAAAAGATTATTTTCTACAGATGTAATAATACGAAATATAGGGGGAAAACAATTAAAACTTATTGATGTAGATAGGATTCAAAAATATGGAAACTTAGCTACAAATTCATTATATGATAGGTTTACACGGTTACACAGGCCTGTAGGAAGCTCACTCCAATACAATCCTACACTCAATTACCAATCAATGCGGCTTCAGCTTTATAGTGATTATGAAGCAATGGATCATGATCCTATCATAGCATCTGTATTAGATATTGTATCTGATGAGGTTACTACCAAAAATGAATATGGAGATGTTTTATCTATAAAAACCACAGACGATAATATTAAAAGAATATTAAATAATTTATTTTATGATGTTTTAAATATTGAATTTAATCTTGCTTCTTGGGTTAGAAATATGTGCAAATATGGTGATTTTTATTTAAAATTAGAAATATCAGAAAAGTTTGGAGTTTATAATGTTTTACCCCTCTCAGTATATGAAGTGGTTAGAGAAGAAGGAACCGATCCTGATAATCCAAACTATGTAAAATATACTCTTGACCCTAATGGTTTAGCAAGTGGAGCTGTAAATACTATACGAAGAGACCAATATACATTAGAGAATTATGAAGTTGCTCATTTTAGGTTACTCACAGATTCTAATTATCTTCCCTATGGCCGTTCATATATTGAACCCGGCAGAAAAGTATTTAAACAGTTAATGTTGATGGAAGATGCTATGTTGATTCATAGGATAATGAGAGCTCCAGAAAAAAGGATCTTCTATATAAATGTTGGAGCTATCCCCCCTAATGAAATAGATGCTTTTATGGAGAAGACAATGGCTAAAATGAAAAAAACTCCATATATTGATGAAAATACAGGTGAATATAACTTAAAATTTAATATGCAGAATATTGCTGAAGATTTTTATATTCCTGTGAGGGGTAATGATTCATCTACAAGAATTGAAACCACAAAAGGTTTAGAATACAATAGTACAGAAGACATTGAATATTTGAAAAACAAAATGATGGCTGCTTTAAAAGTCCCTAAAGCATTTTTGGGATATGAGGAAGGGGTTGAAGGTAAATCCACATTGGCTTCAATGGATATTAGATTTGCTCGTACAGTTGAAAGAGTACAAAGAATAATAGTATCAGAATTAACAAAAATAGCATTAGTTCATTTGTATACCCAAGGATTTAATGATGAACAATTAGTTGATTTTGAACTTGAATTAACTATCCCATCTATTGTATATGATCAAGAAAAAATTGAACTATATAAAGCTAAAGTTGATTTATCAAATAGTATTTTAGATAAAAACTTATTATCATCTGAATGGATATACCAGAATATATTTAAATTATCTCCAAATGAGTATAACAAACAAAAAGATTTAGTTATTGAGGATGCCATGCAAGCATTTAGAGTATCACAAATAGAAAATGAAGGTAATGATCCTGTTGAATCTGGAATATCTTATGGAACCCCACACGATTTAGCAGGTTTATATTCAACTAAAAGAGATAAACATTTTAAAGATATTCCAACGGGTTATGATGAAGATGAACCTGGTCGCCCCAAAGAAAAAGAAAATAATTATGGAACTGATAGATCAAATTTTGGTAGAGATCCATTAGGGCAAAAAGGACTAACAGCAGATAAGATAGATAATTATCAAGATGGTAATAAAGTTCGACCCTTAGCTTTGGAAGCTAATAAAGCTATTTTTAGTCGAAATAAAAAATCTTTGCAAATTCTTTGCAATAAAAAACAAATTTTAAAGGAAGAGGAAGAAAATGGAATGTTAAGTGAAAAAAATATCATTTCTGAGTAAAAAGTAAATATTTATACCTGATAAATTGCAATTTATATGAAAATTAAACATTCTAAGTATAAGAATACTGGGATATTATTCGAACTTCTTACAAGGCAAATAACAGCAGATACTATTGCTAATAAAAAGCCATATGCTTTGACTATCCTTCGAAGGCATTTTAATGATAAAACATTACTCCTTAAAGAATATAGGATTTATAATGCCTTAATGACTAAAAAGTATAAAAGTGATGGAAATGCAACCGTTCTTTTAGATACTCTTTTAGAAGCATACCAAAAACTTAATAAAACTAGATTAAAACGAGAAAAATATAATTTAATTCGAGAAATTAAAAAATATTATGATTTAGAGGATTTCTTTAAAGCCAAAATTAATGATTATAAGGTACAGGCTTCAATTTATAAAATTTTAGAATCATTTCATCTTGAAGATGTATCTCCACTATCTATTGTAAGTGCCAAAGTTACATTAATTGAACATATCACAGAAAATACTCTTTCTAATAAAGTTAAAAAGAATAAACTTATGGAAGAGTTTAAAAGTTATGATAAAGATACTAAATTATTATCTTATAAAATTTTATTAGATAAATTTAATGAAAAATATAAAAATTTAGGAGAAAATCAAAAACTATTATTAAAAGAATATGTTAACAATGTTACTAATTCTCCTAAACTTAAAACTTATATAAATAAAGAAATTAAAGCTGTAAAAAAGAAACTAACAGGATATGAGGGTAAAGTCAAAGATGGGGCAATAAAAATTAAATTAAATGAAGTAAAAGGTTTAATTAAACCACTTTGTAAAAAATCAAATGTACATGATGATAATGTAATTAATTTACTTAATTATTATGAATTAGTGAATGAGCTTAAAATAGTAACAAAATGAAAAAAACCGACCTACAAGAGTTAATCAAAGAATTACTTCAACAAGCATTAGAAGAAGCTAACACAACAGGTACTGGTGCTTCTTTCCAAGCTGGTGATAGTGCTGCTTATGCTACACCAAATGCATGGGCCAAAAAAGGCAAGTGGAAAGGAAAAAAAGTCAAATACGCTGAAAGTATCAACGAAATTTCATATTCTAGATTTAAAAACGAAACCAAATCCTCACCTCAACAAAAAATAGGTAAGGGAATAATGATGGTTGAACGTATGCTTAAAGAAATCACTCGAATCGTAGAATTTAATCAAAGGTTAAAAACTGAAATGGATGTTAAATCTGGAAGTTTTTGGAAATCAACCCAAAACAGAATAGGCAGAATTGCAGAAAGATTATTAGAATTAAATAATAAAATTAAAGAATTCGGAAGTTAAGTCATGTTAATTACATCTCAAATACCATTTTATGTTTCAAAAGAAGTAATAGAAGAATCCATTAAAGGAAATAAACCTTTAATAGTACAAGGATTAA